TACAAGGTCCAATGAATTTGGCTGAAGCAGCCAATGCACTTGCAGGAATGCTCCCCGATGAGGGACAAGAGGATTCAAGCGAGGCGCAGTTGCCCGATGAGGGCGCGGCGGTAGACGAGGAATTATTGGCAGACGCAGACGCGGCTGATAATGAAACAGATACCGAACAATCCGAGTTAGATGAAGACACCGAGGAGCAAGAACAGCCACAAGTCTTCTCCGTCAAGATTGACGGCAAAGAAGTCGATGTGACGCTGGACGAGCTACAAAAAGGCTATTCAAGGACTCAGGATTACACACGCAAAACGCAGCAAATTGCCGAGGTGCGAAAGCAGACCGATGCTGAGTTGCAGGCAGTGCGTGCCGAGCGTGAGCAATACGCTCAGTTATTGAGTGCGTTGGAAGCACAGGTTCAGCAAGTGGCGCAGCCAAACATTGATTGGGATCGTCTTTATCAGGAAGACCCTATTGAGTGGGTACGGCAGCGCGAGGTGATGCGGGATAACCAGGACAGGGCGGCGGCTATTCAAAGTGAAAAGCAGCGCCTGACTCAGTTGTCTCAGCAAGAGCAAGCACAGTTTATGCAACAGAAGTTGCAGCAGGAACAAGAGTCTTTATTGGCGGCTATCCCTGATTGGAAGGACGCTAAAAAGGCTCAAGCTGAAAAGGCTTTGCTTGTTGAATTCGGTCAAAAGATTGGGTTCACACCAGATGAGCTGAAGAGTGTGGTGGATCACAGGGCGGTCTTGATGTTGCGTAAGGCAGCTCTATACGATCAAATGATGTCCAAGAGGGGCAACATCAAGCCAGTGACCAACAACGGCCCTCGGCCTGCCAAGCCTGGTGCAGCAGGGCGAGTCTCAAATTCAACTGAGTCAGTTCGCGCACAACAGCGCGTAGCGAAAACTGGCCGTGTCGATGACGCGGCTAATGCAATCTTTCAACTTTTGAAATAAGGAATAAATCATGACTATCGTAAGTAACACGTTCACCACATACTCTGCAAAGGGTATTCGGGAAGATTTGAGCAATGTGATCACAAACATTGCACCGGAAGAAACGCCGTACCAATCCAACATTGGCCGCGAAACCATCAGCAATACTTTGTTTGAATGGCAGACCGACACATTGGCAGATGCAGCTGCTAACGCACAGCTTGAGGGTGATGACGTTGGCACTTTTGACGCCGTTGTCGCAACTGTTCGTTTGACCAACTACGCTCAGATTTCACGCAAGACCATTGTCTTGTCGAACACTGAAGAAGTTGTCAACAAAGCAGGCCGCCGTTCTGAGTTGGCCTATCAGATCGCCAAGCGCGGCTCTGAATTGAAGCGCGACCAAGAGTTCATCCTCTTGAATGGCGGTATTGCTGTTGCTGGTAACACCACCACAGCTCGCGTGACTGCATCTTTAGGCGCGTTTGTCAAGACAAACACCGACAAGCAGACCAACGGCACTGACCCCAGCTACACCACACTGCCTAACTCAGCTCGCACTGACGGCAACGTGCGTACTTTCACTGAAACCATTCTCAAGAATGTGATTCAAAAAGTATGGTCTGCTGGCGGCAATCCAAAGATTCTGATGTGCGGTCCTGTCAACAAGCAGCGCGTTTCCGGTTTCTCTGGCATTGCATCTTCACGTTTCAACATCAACGGCGGCGAAAAGCCTGCCGTGTTGATCGGTGCAGTTGACATCTACGTCAGCGACTTTGGCAACGTGGCCGTTATCGCAAACCGCTTCCAGCGCGAGCGCGATGCGTGGGTTCTTGATCCCGAGTACGCAAAGATGACTGTCCTGCGTCCTTACCAACAAGTCGAGTTGGCGAAGACTGGTGATGCTGAGAAGCGTATGCTCTTGATCGAATTTGGACATAAGGTGTCAGCAGAAAACGCTCATGGTCTGGCAGCAGACTTGATCACTTCTTAATCAACTAAGAGGAAAAAGGGGAGGAGAAATCCTCCCCTTACTTATATGGAAAAACGATTTTTTGATGCAAGCCCCGACAGGGGAATCACCCGCACTTGGCACTACAACGAGGACACTGATGAGGCAACGATTCAGACTACTCAAGACATGACTGCTGTCATTGAGGCCAATAAGCGAGACTTTGCCGCCACTGATAACAAGGCAAACTGGAAGGGCGAATGGCATCACGTTGCCAGTATTCCTGAGTCGGTTTACTTTCAGTTGAAGTCAGAGGGCAAGTTGGATGATGAGGCTTACATGAAAAAATGGTTGAATGATCCAGACAATCGGTTCTTTAGAGTGAGGCCAGGCGGCGTATGAACTATGTAGCAGTCTGCACGCCAGCGCGTGACATGGTCCACACCAACTACACCTATTGCATGGTCAATATGGTGGCGTACCACACACTGAACACCACTGACGCCGTCAGCCTCAAGATACTGCAAGGCACATTGATTCAGAATCAGCGTGCTGACCTATGCCTTGACGCCATGCGCGAGGGGTGCAGCCACATTCTGTTTATTGACTCTGACATGACATTCCCACAGGACATGATCCAGCGACTGCTGGCGCATGATGTGGACATTGTGGCGGCCAACTGCGCCAGACGCCGTATGCCAACAGGACCCACCGCGCAGAATTATGACGAGAATGGAAAGCGCAAGCCTGTCTATACGATGCCCGAATCGTCAGGCTTAGAAGAGATCGGCTCTGTTGGCACTGGCATCATGCTGATCAAGAGCAATGTGTTTAAGGATATGACAGAGCCATGGTTTGATATGCCGTGGCAGACAGGCACTCGCGGCTACATGGGAGAAGATGTCTTCTTTTGTAAAAAGGCGCAGGAGCTGGGCTTTAAAGTGTATATTGACCATGATGTGTCGAAAGAGATCGGACACATTGGCACTTTTGAATTTAGACACGATCACACTTGGATCGTGAAAGAAGAGATGGAAAAAGAGGCAGTCTAATGGCACTTACAACATATGCGGAGCTGAAGACCTCGGTTGGCGACTGGCTAAACCGCACTGATTTGGCGACTGCCATTTCAGACTTTGTCAGCTTGGCAGAGGCTCAAATTGAGCGCCAGTTGCGTACACGTCAAATGATTGTGCGTGCGAATGCGACATTTGCGGCGGCGGCTGAGTACGGCACAGTGCCTGATGACTTCTTGGAAGTCAAGGCCATCAAGATCAATACCAATCCAGTTACTAACCTGACATTCCAAACCATTGACGCAATGGATTCGCTGTCGAATACGACTTACCTGTCCAGCGGCAAGCCACTGTATTTCAGCACTGTTGTCGGTCAGTTCAGACTACTTCCAATTCCTGATGGTGCATACACTGCCGAATTGGTCTATTACGCAAAGTTAGCTAAGTTATCAAATACAAACACCACCAACTGGCTGCTGACTCAAGCGCCTGATGTGTATTTGTATGGCTCGCTCTTACAGGCTGCGCCGTACCTACAAGATGATGCGAGAATACCTGTATGGTCATCGCTGTACCAGTCGGGACTAGATCAGTTGCAGATTGCAGATGATCGTGGTTCTACATCAGGCGGTGCGATCTTGGCTAGAGCAAGGACATTTGGATGATAGTCAACACTACCAAGGGCGAGATGGACGACTCATTGCTAGAAAAGCGTGAGGGTTCAATTGATACCGATACCGAGACAACGAGCTGGGTAGAGTATTGGCTTGCTGGTGAGTTGGTGCATCGATCTGTCCATATGGCGCTCAAGCGCGGTGTCTTTGCTGATGGCATCAGTCAACAAATTTAAGGAATAAAACCATGGCCAACACACAAGCCCTCTGTACCAGTTTCAAAGGTGAGCTGCTTGTCGGCCACCATAACTTTGGCACTGGCGTGATACGCGCCGCCACTACAGCAGATACTTTCAAAGCTGCCCTGTACTTGGCCTCTGCCACTGTTAATGCGGCCACTACAGCCTACAGCGCCACAAACGAGGTGTCAGGCACAGGCTACACGGCAGGCGGCGTTACAGTGACCTTTGGCACTGCACCTAGCACCAGTGGCACTACAGCGTTTGTGACCCCTAGCGCCAGCATCAGCTACTCTGCTGTGACATTGTCCACAGCCTTTGACGCGGTCCTGATTTATAACTCGACCCAGTCAAACAAGGCAGTCAGCGTGCATACATTCGGCAGTCAGACAGTGACTGCTGGAACATTCACACTGACCATGCCTACCAATGATGCAAGCACTGGCCTGATCAGGCTGGCTTAATTAAGGGGCAGCGGCATGGCTGCATATGGTTCTGGCTATTACGGCCTTGGCGTCTATGGCATAGGCAATGTCGTCATCAGCGGCAATGCGTCTACTGGCGCCGTTGGCACGCTATTAACAGACAGATCAATCCAAGAAGATGGGACTATTGCCACCGGCAATGTCGGCACAGTCGGATTAACTGTATCTGTTGCTATCACAGGCAATGCAGCGACTTGTGCTGTTGGATCGGTTTTAACAGAATCAACCAATGCGATCACCGGCAATGCGTCAACCTTGGCAGTTGGCAGTGTCACTCAGTCTGCCGCAATTGATGTGTCAGGCAATGCGTCTACAGCTGCTGCTGGCACTGTTGGATTGACAAGCACCACAGCAGTTACCGGCAATGCTGCGACTGGTGCTGTGGAAACGATGCCATCAGAGGTCATCACTTTCCAAGCAATCACAGGAAATGGTGCAACCGGCGCTGTTGGCAGCGTATCAAATGTCATATCCATAGGGATAATTGGGGTTCAGTCTATTGGCGCTGCTGGCATCATCATTGGGTATGGTTGGGGTGCTGTTCCAGATACATCAGAGAGCTGGTCACCAGTTGCAGACACATCAGAAAGTTGGTCTGATTTAGCAGACAATTCAATCACTTGGCAACAGGCCGCATAGGAGATTTCAGCATGGCAGATACCACCACAACAAATTTATTACTGACAAAGCCAGAGGTCGGTGCAAGTACTGACACTTGGGGCGGCAAGGTCAACACCGACCTAGACTTGGTGGACGCAATCTTTGCGGCTGCCGGCACTGGCACTTCAGTTGGCTTGAATGTCGGCGCTGGTAAGACATTGAGTGTTGCTGGCACATTGACAGTTACTGGTGCGGCAAGCACGATTGATGCAACAGCCATTGGGGCAACTACACCAGACACTGGTGCTTTCACTACCCTGAGTGCATCTAGCACATTAACTGCTACTGGTGCGGGTTCTATCCAAGGCCTCACAGTCGGCAGAGGTGCAGGTGCTGTTGCTACCAACACTGCGGTGGGTGCTAGTGCCTTGGCGGCTAATACGAGTGGTGACACAAACACCGCTAGTGGATTTCAAGCACTCACCACTAACACCTCTGGATTAAGCAATACAGCCACAGGTGTTCAAGCTTTGCGATTTAACACTAGCGGTGGAGCAAATGCAGCGTTTGGACGTGGCTCTTTGGCAAACAACACCACAGGCGGAAATAACGTGGCTTGTGGGCAAGAAGCACTCAACTCCAACACCACAGCCTCTAACGGCACAGCAGTTGGATATAGGGCTTTGTATGTTAATACAACAGGCAACGCTGTAAATTCTTTTGGTGCTAATTCATTGGAAGCCAACACCACAGGTTCGTATAATGCGGCTTTTGGTAATGCCACTCTTCAATCAAATTCAACTGGAAGTTACAACACTGCAATAGGGGTTTTGGCACTCCTATCCAACACCACAGCCGATAACAACACTGCTGTAGGTTATCAGGCTGGGTATACGAACACAACTGGTGTATCAAATACTTTTATTGGTATTCAGGCTGGGTACACTTCAAACGCTACAGCCTCAAACGGATTCAACGTAGCTATTGGAAGGCAAGCTGGTTATAACTTAACCACAGCAAGCAGTAATACTTTTGTTGGGTCTAATGCAGGCCAGCTTGTTACCTCTGGAGCTAAAAACACCATCCTTGGCGGCTACGATGGCAACCAAGGCGGCTTAGACATTCGCACATCAAGCAACTACATCGTGCTGTCTGATGGGGATGGGAATCCGAGGGGTGTGTTTGATGCTTCTGGTAACTACTTATTGGGTACTGCAACAAGCACCCCTGCAAGCATAACTGCCCATAAACTTGTTGTAGAGCGTACAGCAAGTGTTTTTGCAGCAGCTTTTGGATATGCAACAGATTCAACCGCAAGAACTCAAGTTAGTTTTTATAACAGTAACGGTTCTGTTGGAACAATTAGCACTTCAGGTACTGCTACGGCTTACAACACTTCTTCTGACTATCGCTTAAAGAACACAGTTACACCTATGACAGGCGCATTGGCTAAAGTTGCCGCATTAAAACCTGTTGCATACAAATGGAATGCAGACGGTTCTGATGGTGAAGGGTTTATTGCTCACGAACTGGCTGAAGTCTGTCCACAAGCTGTTCACGGAACAAAAGATGCTGTGGATGAAAATGGAAAACCCATATATCAAGGAATTGATGTCAGCTTCTTGGTTGCCACACTGACCGCAGCCATTCAAGAACTCAAAGCAGAGTTTGACGCATACAAAGCAACCCACCCATAAGGAGCATGAACATGATTGAACTCACCACCGCAGAACAAATTGCCAAGCACTACTCTGCTTGCATGGACAGCGTAAACCTAATCAATGCAGGACAGCCCGAAGACATGACTGATGCTGATTGGGCAGACACGCTCAAGAGGAATCGTGACCACTTGGTAATTATGCTGGCAAAAGATTATTGGACAACAGAAGACTTGACTCCATTGCAGGCTGCGAGTGCATGAGCGACTCCATAGAGAAGGAGTTTGCCGTCCATCAGGCGATCTGCGATGAGAGATATAAATCCATCGAAGAGAAGCTGGAGAGTGGCAAGGGCAGGATGCAGAAGATTGAGATTCAGCTCTATATCGTCATTGCCGCCATCTTGTTTGGACCAGGCGTGGCCGCCGACATTGTGAAGAAGCTGTTGGGGATGTAACGATGTGGACCCCATATCGATCCTTTTCGCTGCCAACGCCTGTGTTAAGGGGATCACTGAGCTTTGCTCCATGTATCGTGACGCTAAGACAAATTTTCTTGAAGTCAAAAGTACAGTTGAAGAAGTTGTCGGTGATGCCAAGGCTGCTAGGTCTTGGTTGCAAAAGTTGTTTGGGTCAGAGCCAGCCGCAAGCACAAAGCCTGTGGCGAAAAAGAAGGAAAAATTCGTTGCCTACAACGAGACAGAGGGATTGGCCGACATCATCAAGCAGCTCAGTAAATTCTGGTCTTTGCAGGATCAGCTTACTGAGTATTTGAGAACTGAGGAGGAGAAGGCCAAGGTCTACGATCCCAGCGTTAGCAACGCACAGATGATGGAAAGCGCGATGAATCGCGTGATGTGTAGGCAGCAGATGGAAGAACTCTCAACAACAATTCGAGAGATCATGGTGTACCAAACGCCTGGCCTTGCTGATCTGTATTCACAGACCTACGAAATGCGAGAAGTCATATTGGAGGAACAGGAAAAAGCTAGACTAAAACAGGAAGCAAAAAACAGGCAGGAGTTATGGCAACGCAAGGAGGAAGAAAGAAACTTCCAGCTAAAAATAGCGTACCTAGTAGCGACTTTTATATTCCTCCTGTACCTGTGGCTGTGGCTCCTGTTCGTCAGTCAGTTAAGGAAGACATAGTGGGATGGGTGGCTGCTTGTGTATTGATTGCTCTCCTGCTTCCGCTTGGGGCTATGCTGTACATCGACATCCTTGAGGTGAAGAACGAAGCGAAACTGCAATTGGAAAAGCTAGAAAAACTCAGACGGCAAATCGATCAACAACAGCGAAAGGAGAAGAGGGATGAGTAAGCAATTAGAAAAAGATTCAGCCTACAACCAATTCGACACTGACCATGATGGCGTAGTCACTGACGCTGAATTGGCTAGATCAGAGCGCATGATCACCATTGAAAACATGGACAAGATGGCCGACCAGCAGCGAGTTATGGCGTGGGCTGCACTTGGTGCGCCTCCTGCCTTGATTGCTTTCATGGCCTCTAGTCTTGTTACGCTTGAAAAGGTCAATGCATTGAGTGGGCTGACTACTACTTACTGCGCCGCAATGGGAACCATTGTGGTGGCATTCATGGCCGCACAAGCCTATGTCCGAGGCAAGGCTGAAGGATGAGCCTGTTTAATCCTTGGGTGATCCTTGGCATCGTGATGGCGGTGCTGTCATCATTTGGCGGTGGATACTTCAAGGGTGAGCATGACGAGTACACGCGCCAGCAGATCGAGATTGCCGCGCTGAACGCCAAGGCGAGGGAGACTGAGCAAGCGATGGTAAATGTTGCCAACACCTATGCTGAAACTTTAAGGAAGTCACAAAATGCTGCTAGAACTAAAGAAACTAAGTTGCGGGCTGATGTTGCCTCTGGCGCTTTGCGCTTGTCAATCCCCACCCAAAGCGCCGTATGTTCCACCTCAGTTACCCCCACTACCGCTGGAGATAACAGCGGAGAGGCACGAACCGAACTTAGTGGACAGGTTAGTGAGGCTCTTATCGCCATCGCCAGTGAAGGAGACTCAGCAATCCGAAAACTTGCCCAATGCATCCAAACCTACGAAACCTTAAGGAACATGAAATGAACTTATCAAAAAACTTCACCTTGAATGAACTCACCAAGTCCGAGACTGCTATACGCTTGGACATTGACAACACGCCAAATGAAGAGCAGATCGAATCATTGCGTTTGCTTTGCGAAAACATCTTGCAGCCAGTGCGTGATCACTTTGGCAAGCCTGTGAAGATTTCATCTGGGTTTAGGTGTTCTGCTTTGAATCAGGCGGCTGGTGGATCAGCCACCTCAGATCATTGCAAGGGCCAAGCCTGCGATTTTGAGATTGATGGCGTACCTAATCCCGAGCTGGCAGAGTGGATTGAAGCCAATCTCAAATACACGCAATTGATATTGGAGTTTTGGGTGCCAGGCGGGGATGATCCAAATGCGGGGTGGGTGCATTGCTCATACTCGCCATCCAACCTAAAATCTCAGTCACTGACCGCCACCAAAGTCGCAGGCAAGACAACCTACCTAAATGGCTTGGTGGCTTAATTGGCACTAAACCTTGGTCAGCAGATAACTACACCGGCGCAGCCAAACCTTGGCACGCCTACGCCTGCCTATGACCAAGGCTTCTTTGGTACATCATTTGGCGGCTTGAATGTCTACTTCAATAAGATAACGGCAGTCTTTGCAACGATCCTCGGACCGCGTGGTGGTAAGTACATAAACAACCCATATGGGGCGTTTCAAGACGGCACAGATCAGACGGCGGCCAACACCACCACAGCCTACGCCATCACCTTTGACACTACCGACTTCAGCAATGGCGTTACCTTGTCTAATTCGTCAAGACTTAATGTGTCTCAGGCTGGCTTATACAACTTGCAATTCAGTATCCAATTCAAGAACACCACTAATGACACGCAAGATGTTGATGTGTGGTTTCGCAAAAACGGCACAAACATTGACAAATCAAACAGCAGATTTGGACTTGCTCCAAGAAAGTCTTCTGGTGACCCATCGCACATGATCGGTGCTTTAAATTTCTTTGTAAATCTAGCGGCCAATGATTACATTCAGATCATGTGGCGGCCATCAGATGTAGGTGTCAGCATTGAGCACTTTGCAGCCAGCAGCTCACCGACTAGGCCAGTAGTGCCATCAGTAATTGCCACACTTTCTTTTGTGTCCAATTTGTCTACAGAAACAGCATAATTGACCTATGGCACTCATACCTTTAAAAATCCCACCAGGCGTGTACCGCAACGGCACTGAGTATCAAAGTGCTGGCAGATGGTTTGACGCCAACCTTGTGCGTTGGTATGAGAACACTCTCAGACCCATTGGCGGCTGGCGCAAGCGCTCATCTAGCCAGTTGACAGGATCATGCCGAGGCTTACTCACTTGGCGCGACAACAGTGGAGACAGATGGATTGCAGCCGGCACTCATTCAAAGCTATTTGCAATGAACGAGGCTGGCGTGCTCAAAGACATCACGCCAACAAGTTTTACAGTAGGCATAGCTGATGCTGCCACAAAGACCGGCTATGGCTACTCCACCTATGGCAATTTTGCGTATGGCGTGGCGCGTCCAGATACAGGCTCTGTGACGCCGGCAACGACTTGGAGCTTAGACACCTTTGGCGAGTACCTGATTGCCTGCTCAAATGCTGATGGCAAGCTGTCTCAGTGGCAGTTGGATTTTGCAACGCCAACTATTGCGGCAGTTA